TGTAGGCACAACCATGGTCGAAGCATATGCCATAGCGGCCAACTGCGAACATGACAGCGAGCAGGCTCGAGGCGGAGCCATGAAGGCTATCAAGCACGATGCGGTTCAGGCTCTGCTTGACCGACTGCGGTACCGTTCCGCTCGCCAGGCTGCGGCGCGCATAACAAATCGCACAACTCTGCTCATCGAGGATATGCTCGCCCAGGCGGCTCAAGATGACGTACCCATCAAGGACAAGACGTTAGCTGCCAAGGCGGCTCTCTCCTTCATGAAGATGGTATCCGACGAGGACATCCAAGAGCGCGTGGACCGGACTCGACGCGGTATCATTAAGGCGCGCAAGGAACTCGAGAACGGCGACGTCGTTGACGTGCTGACGGACGAGCAGATAGCGTTGCAACTCAAGATCATCCAAGATCAGATCGGCCCCGAGAAGATGAAGGCGCTGCTTGGCTGATCTCAAGCGGATACTCGTCGAGAAAGAAAAGGCGTTTCTCCTTCGAGACTTCAAAACCTTTGCGGCTAACAGCGGCATGGTACCCGACTATCAGGCACAGCCGCACGATGAGATGTGCGACGAGCTTGAAAGCCAGATACCGATATTTGGTACCCGTCGCCAGAAGAAGAAGGTCTATCTCGCACCTCGCGGTTCGTACAAGACCTCACTCATAAAAGCCTTCATCGTGTACGTCATTCTGAAATACCCGAATATCCGAATCGTGTATGGCCGTGCCAACGATCAGGATGCTGCCGCCGTCTTGCGTTCGATCAAGAATGCCATGCAGAATAACCCAACGCTTGTCCGTCTTTTCGGCGATCCCGAAAAGGATGCAGTCATTTGGGCGGAGGAGCAGATCGTCCTGGCCCGTCCCAACCCCAATCTTACGGACGCTACGATAGCTACCACAGGTCTCGGCCGCACTCTGACAGGCGCTCATCCCGATCTCGTAATCCTTGACGACCTCGTCACGGATAAGAACTACCGCTCTGAGCAGGCTCATGAGCGTAGTCGAACCCTCCTCCAGTCGGTTTACCCCGTGCTCGAGCCACATGGGTCGGTCATACTGTGCGGAACGCGCTGGGCCCATAATGACATCTACGGATGGGTGCTCAGTCAGGATGCCAAACTTTACGAAGAAACAGGAATCCGCGAGTGGGATCAGTACGTCCGGGCTGTCGTAAATGACGGAGTGTGGTTCTTCCCCGAGAAACTGAGTGAAGAGTTCATCAATCAGCAGAGGCGATCCCTCAGCCAGCAGATGATGCTGTTCAGTTCGTGGTATTACAACAGCCCCGAGGAGATCGGTACTAAGCTCTTTCCTAAGCATCACATGCACTTTCTTGAGGCGAAGTTCTATCGGTCACCAGGACCTCACCTCGAACTTCCAGACGGCACCTACATTCCCCTGCGGGTCACGATGACGGTCGACCCAGCCCCGACCGTAGGCCGGTACTCCGACTTCACCGGGGTCACCGTCGTCGGCACGGACTACTCCGGCACCTGGTACATCCTCTGGGCAGAGGACTTCAAGCGGGTCCCCTCCGATGCCGGGCGCTACCTCACCGACATCGTCCGCGTCTTCGCGCCTGAGTACCTGGCCATCGAGACGGGCATGGCGGACCCAGCGATGGTCGCCCGCATCCAGCAGGGCCTCAAGGACCTCGACTGCCGTACGGCCATCGTCTCCTACATGGCGACCCAGTATGAGGCCAAGGGGCAACGCTCCAAGGGTGCCCGCATCGAAGCCCTGGAGCCGTTGTTCCGGGAGGGGAAGATCAAGTTCGTGAAGGGGTCCGCCTCCTTCCGCACCCTCCTCGAACAGCTTGACGGGTACGGGTCCCTCGACCACGACGACGTCCTGGACGCCCTGGCGATGCAGCGGGCCTACGTCCGCAACTGCAAGGACAAGACCATCTACGACCAGGAGCAGAGCAACGAGGAGCTTGAGGAGCGCCTTAGCTGGGGCCCTGACGGCCCCCCCAAGCCCGAGAAGCGGGGCAAAGTATCTGGGACCAGGGTTGGTCGTAACGCGGGGATTGTGCTACACTAAACAAACATGGGCAAGGAATCGGTCTTCAAACAGAAAAAGCGCGGCGGCCTTGACCGTCCGACGTTCACGCCCCTCTCTGAGGCAATGAATCAGGGCGGCGGCTACAAGAATGGTGCGCCGGAATCCGGCCTCTCCAAGCAGATGAGCCAGGGTGGCGGCTACGAAGCCGGTCAAGTTACCCACGGTCTGCGGAATCAGATGAGCCAATAATGGCGAAAGGTAAAAAGATCACGACCAGCTTCTCAGACTTCAAACATGGCAAGACCGTGGAGAGCGGCATGCACACCTCGAAGCTCAAGCACGACACGCATGGCCTCTCGGCCAAGCCCCAGACCTCCGGCCACATCGACCACATCAAGCCGATGCACGACGCCAAGCACATGGACAAAGGTTCGCGCGGCCCGTTCCACTCGGCGAACATCGGGTTCCACCGACCTAAGGACTAATGGCTAAGCGGAAGCTGACGTCGAAGACAACTTCGACGCCCCAAGCTCCAGCCGCCTATACCATCGGTGGGGTCTCCCTCAACCGCGACGATTGGGAACAACTCTCAAACGATCTGTGGCAGGGCGTCAACGCCTCCCTCTCGTCCCGAGAGGCGCTCGAGCAGAACCTTAAAGACTGGACCGACCTCTACGATATGAAGGTCGAAGACACCGACCACCCGTGGCCCGGTGCCTCAAACGTCTTCATCCCGATCATTCCAGCCCAGCTTGATGCGCTGTTCTCCTACATCTCCTCCAAGGTCTTCGTCCCCCGCTTTTACATTGTCACCGGGAATACCGAGGATGCCGCCGCTACGGCCCACGATGTTGAGCGGTACTACAACGCCGAACTCGTTCGCCAGCGCGGGCACACCACCTGGTACGACCAGTACCTCACCTGGCTGCACTTAGCCCTGCGGGACGGTACCTCCGTCATGGAGGTCATGTGGCGGCGCACGGAGACCAAGCGTAAGGTCATCACGTTCCAGCCTCAGAAGGATGCCTCAGGCGTCCCTATCCTGGACATGAACACCGGCAAGCCGAAGACGGACCGGTCGATCAACGATGTCACGACCGTCGACTACGACGACGTCGAACTACAGCCCCTCCTGCTTCGGGACTTCCTCCTTATCCCCGACGAAGCCGAGAGTATCGAGGCAGCAGTAGGCGTAGCACGGGCCCTTTTTCTGTACGAGGACCAACTCATGGCTATGGTCCGAGAGGGGACACTTGACGAGTACTGGGTCAACTTCGCTCTCGACTATGTCCCCAACGGGAACAACGACTTCGCCTCCGACCGGCAGGGGAGCCTCGACCGGAACATCACCGAGGAACTCAACATCGGCCTCGGCCAAGGCGCTCAAACGTCCAAGTTCTTCCGAAACCGTGGCCCCATAAAAATCTGGCGGGTCCACTCCCGGCAATACGACATGAACCTCGACGGCGTCCCCGAGGAGAACGTATTCTACATTCACGAACGGTCCCAGCGGCTCCTCGGGTTCGACAACTATAAGTACATCGTACCAAGTCGCCCGTACTTTAGCTTCAGCCCAATGCCACGCCCGAATCGCTTCTACGGCTATAGTCTGTGTGAGCGGATCGCGCCGATCCAGGCGGAGGTGAACTCGATGTACAACGCTCGCAACAACCTCATCGACCTGATGCTCAGCCCCCCGCTCCTCTACAAGGACGGGGATGAACTGGATAACAACGAGCAGATGTGGGCCCCTGCGGCCCGATGGGCGGTCACCGACCCCATGACCTCCGTCAAGTTCATGCAGTTCGACCAGGTACCCCTGGCCTCGTTCCAGAACGAAAGCCTCCTCAACTCGTATGTTGACAAGATGACGGGGCAGGCGGCGCCACAACTCGGCGGTCAAAGCTCGGGAAAACGCTCCGCTACGGAAATGCGGCAGCAAGCGGCGTCGACGACGACTCGCAACGATACGATTGCCTTGCGCCTGCGTATCGTCTGCCGGACGATCTTGAACTTCATTCATGCCCTCAAACTTCAGTACCTGCCCGACGATCCCTCCTACTCCTCGGAGGGGACGATCTATACCCTGCCGCGCGAAGTACTAGCGAAGGACTACCAACTCGACATCGCCGGGTCCTCGGACCCCCTCGACTCGATGGAGCGCCGTCGCGACAACATGGGCCTCGGGCAGATGCTGCTCGGCGTCCCGTGGATCGCCCAGGATCAGGGCAAGTCTTACAACGTCGTGCGCATGATGCTCGAGTCCTTCAACCGGCCGGACGTTACCCAACTTATCGGCACGGAACAGGAAGCCCAGCAACGTGGGCTGCAGCAAGCCCAAGCTGCCCAGAAGCAGCAAGAGTTCCAGCAACAACTCCAAATGATGCAAGCCATGCACGGCGAGAACCCCACCGGGGCGAAGCCGTCAGGAGGTAAACCCCCCAGTGCCCCGCACCCCAACGCCCCGTAGCCCAGAGCTAGTCGAACTTCAGGAGGGCCTCTCTGAGGTCTACCGGACTGAAGCCTGGCAACTCGTCCTCGATGAACTCAAACGTGTTGTAGCCCCCGTTCGCCGTGATATACTTAACGGGACACGTAATGACGTCACGTTCCTTCACGGGGTACGAGCAGCCGTCAAAGCGATTTACACCGCAGCCGGGGATGAGATCCCCGAATCAGTTAACAGGATGTTCCAATAGTGGCCGAAGAAGACGACCAAGTAGCCCAGGCAGCCGCCGCTCTCAACGCGGAGATGGAGGAGCTACGCGCGAAAGCGAAGCGCCTCGACGCCCTTGGCGACATTCCCGACAAGCTGGAGGCAGATCCCTCCAAGATCTACAACCTCCGCGCCGCCCTTGAAGGCCGCTTTGAAGATCCCGACCGTGGGCATCAGCGCCAGCAACCGCCGCCGCAGCTTACCCCAGAGCAGATCGCAGAACTCAACCAGCAGTTCTGGAACAACCCGGCCCAGATGACGGCCGAGATCGCACGGCAGGCCGCAGCCGCTCAGATCGGCCAAGCTGCCCAGCAGTTCACGCCGTACACCTCGGCGACGGGCGACCTCTTCATCGACAACTTCAAGAGCCGCAAGTCCTCGGACCCGCTCTACAAGACCATCCTCCCCGTCTTTGAAACCCAGATTCGGGACATCAACCGCACGGCCCTGCTCCAGATGAACGAGGGAGCCCGTCAGCGGGAACTCACGCTTCGCTGGGATGCGGCAGCCGCACAAGTCTACCGCAAGGCCGCAGAGACGGCCGAGCGGGAGAAGCCCCCGAACATGGGGACCTCTGGCGGTGGGGGTGGACAGACCGCTCCTCAGACGGTCTTCGACAAGGACCCCAAGACCGCAGCCCTGTACGCGAAGTTCAAGGCCCAAGGCATCCTCTCGGACGATGACATGAAAGACATCCTTGCCGAGATCGAACTGGAGAATAGCTAATGGCTAAGGCAGCCGTGCCCCCGATGACGGAGGCTGAGATCATCCAAGAACGTGCGCTCACCGAACACGCCGAGCGCATGAAGCCGGGCCCCAAGGTAGCCCTCCCGAACGGCACCCGCGTCTCCGCGACCCCGTACATCGGCATGCGCTACCAAGGCATGGATGCAACCCGGATGCTGGGGGATCCCGCCTCGATCCTTAAGGACCCCAAGCCCGGCTGGAAGTATGTGTGGAAGAAACGCACGGACCGCCAGACGATGGCGTGGGAACGCTCCGGTATCCTAATCGCTATTCACCCCGACGAAGTGGACGAGACAAACCCGATGGCCGAGTACGCAGCGGACGTTACCGCGACCAACACGTACGTGACCTGGGAGTCCCTGAGCCTCTTCGCGATGCCGCCAAAGTGGGTCAAGAAGATCTACCTGGCACCAGAGGAATGGGCTATCAGCCGCCTCGTCCAACAGCCTGCTGCCCTCGAAAGCGAGTTCGCTGGGGTCGGCGCAGAGGCGAAGATGACGGTAACGGCGAAGCCCTAAAGAGGTGGTCGTCGTGACGGATAAGGCCGTCGCGGCTCGAACCACAGCCGGAAGCCCTCGTGAAAGCGGGGGCTTCTTTCTGCCTAGTACTTGCAAGGAGGTCCTCTCTCCTGGTACCATTAGTGGTATCTTATGGCAGTAATCCCAGTGTTCGAGCCTATGGCGGGACCGTTTGCAAACGGTTCAGCGTTCGTCGAGGCCCCCTACGTCCCGGTTCCTAACGCAGCTTGGCGGCGCGGGGACTTCCTACAACTCGTAACTCAGCTTACCAACGGCACGAGCATCGTGACGCCTTCCGGCGGAACGGGCGCTCTCGCGACTGTCGCAGGCCCCACGTTCGGGTCTCCGGTCTCGGTCTCTTCGACTGCGGCCCAGACGAACGCCGCAGGCACCGTGACGATCACGGGCGTCGCTTCGGCGTCCGCACCGGCGGTTTCGTACTACGTCCAGCTTACCTACACGGCTACCGGTACTGAGTCTCTGACCGGCACCGAGTTCGTTGTAAACTGCGCTCCGGGCTACGTCTTCTCGGTCAACGTCCCCTCGGGTACGGCACCGTCGGGCGCAACCAACTACGCCTTCTATGCGTCGATCTACCCGTCGTTCGAGGTCCTGCAGCAAGCAACGACCACGACCACGGCTCTGGGTACGGCCTTCTCGGCCGCGTTCCCGCTCGCGAACTATCGCGGTGCGAATCGTGCTGCGACGAATCAGGCGACGAACGTCATCGGCCTTGCAATCGAAGACAGCCTCTCGGACTACTTCACGGGCCCCGGCGGATCGTTCCTCGTGGGCGTCAACTCCCTCTTCGGCGCGTCGAATCAGTACCCGCCGCTCCAACCGGCCGAGACGTTCTTGCAGTACGTCATTCGACCGCAGTTCAACCAACTGTATCAGGTCTCCCTGGTGCAGGCGTACAACCCCGCACTCGTCGGCACGACCGCAGGTATTGCGCTCCAGTCCAACGGGTTCTTTGCCCTCGACACGACCCAGTCCAACAAGATCATGACAATCTATGGATCGGTGGACGGTGTCGCCTCGGTCGTCGGTAACGGCACCGAGACTTCCGGCAAGCGCGTACTCGCGTACTTCAACTCGGGGATCATCTAAGAAATGGCTGCAGTAAACACCCGTACGTCCGTACAAGCCCAATCGAAAGTTCTCGAGAAGGCTTATACGAACCGCGCCCAAAAGGTTCCCCCGCTCTACACCAAGTACTTCAACATCATCACGACCGACGTGAAGCGATCCTTCGCATCGTTCCTGCCGATTGCTGAACTTGGTACCTTGAACTTCAAGGCTGAAGGTGGGGCTCCCAACTTCGACCAGCCGTTCGAGCTTATCCCGGCAACGCTGAACTACTTCACGTACGCCCTCGCCGTGTCGATCACGGAAGAGGCGCAGCTTGAAGACCCGCTGAACCTGATGGGGAAGATCCCCGCCATGCTCGCGGACTCGGAACAGCAAACGAAGGACCTCACCTTCTGGAACACGGTCAACCTTGGCTATGCCTCAAACGTGCTCGGCACGGACGGTCAGCCGCTGTTCTCAACGGTTCACCCGCTTGCCCCGGTAGCCTCCCCAACAGGCGTCTACTCGGCCATCGGTCAGACCTTCAGCAACTCGCTCGGTGCCACCCAGCTAACGCCGGAAGCACTGCAGCAAGCCTACATCCTCTTCGAGACGCTCCTCTCGGATCGTGGCCTCCCGGCTCGCCGGACCCCGGTTCACCTTCTCTGCGGCCCGCAGCTTGCAAAGACGGCGGAGGAAATCCTCGGCAGCCCGTACGCCCCGTACACCAACCAGAACACGATCAACGTCGAACACGAGACCGTGAAGCTGATGGTTGTCCGGTACTTCACCTCCCCGACGTTCTGGATGGTTTCGGCCGCTCCGGGCGACATCGAGGGCGACAGTCACCAACTCGTGGTTGCGCACAAGTGGGAGAATCGGGTTGCGTCGTGGATGGACCCGCTCACCAGCGGCTTCAACATGAAGACCTCTTACCGCTCTGCCTACACTTTCTTGGGGTGGAGGGGCGTAGTAGGCTCGCAAGGAGCCTAGCCAATGCCGTTAACTCTCGACGGCATCAACAGCACCCCACGTTCGGATACCCTGAACGTGGTGTGCGAAGCCCTCATCCCGCCAGTTGCGTCTATTGGCGCATCCGCCGCTAACACCACGGTTCAGGCTCAGATCCTCCTTCCGTACCAGTACAAGATCCGTAAGGTCTCCGTGCTGTACCTCACCGTGGACAACGTCACGGGCACGGACTCGTTCAACCTCGTGGTTGGGTCGGGTGCGTATTCCCAAGGCAACGCTGCCCCGAATGACAACTCGTTCGATCCGTCCTCGACGACTACGGTCGGCGTCAACGGTATCGCAAACACAGGTGCGGTGCTGGGCGGACTCGGCTACCCGACGAACGTCGCAGTAGCTGGGCAGTCGGTCTTCGCAGCCGACGTCCCCTTCGGCACGGCTGCAGGCACGTACAACGCCGCGACGCCTAACACGTCGGGCTCGGGTACGTTCACGCAGTACACCGGCTGGATCACCCTCGCAACGACCGGCGGCTACGGCATCTTCGTTCCCTCGAACTACGATGCGGTCTACCCGGAGAACATCCCCCTCACGATCCGTGCAACCACGATCCCGACCACGGGTGCCATCACCGGCCTCGTCGTTCGTCTCGCGGTTACCCCGATCCGTAAGCGACCGGCCCCCATCGGCTCCGACGTTTATGGCGCGATTCCCTCGCTGGACTACTGACCGATAAGGTATAATAGAGACATGCTTTCAACCATCCTCAAATTCGTGGGCAACCTGATCCCGGTCTCGATCTCGATTCCGATTCAGGCCGAGTCCATCTCCATCCCGGTTACGGGCGTCGGTACCTTCGAGGTCGAAGTCCCCGCCTTCACGATCACGCTGAAAAAGAGCTAAGCTCTTGGCCAGTGGCGCGGGCCTGAATAGAGTCGGTCAGTATGGCGGCAGGTTACTCCTGTCCGCCTCTACTGCCGTGACCCCTGTTGCGACCCCGCTTACGGGCTACGGCACCATTGGCGGTTCCGATAGCGGTCCCATCATGTGGGAAGGTATCGGGTTCTCCAAGTGGGGCTTTCAGATCCTCGGTGGCGGCACGGGCTATTCGGTTTCCGTGTACGGCACACTCGACCCTGTCCTCTTCAAGTACCTCGATACGCCGGGCACTGCGGGAACTCCGCAGGCACTTGCGCTTATCGTTCCGGCATCCTCATGGTTCCTCCTGCCTGCTCCGTCCTCCGAGACGGGTACGGGCGCGGATGCGAACCCCATGGTTGCCGCTAACCCCACCATGCTCGCTTCGCGGCCCCTCGTCGCGGTTCGGGCAGTTGTGACGGCTACGGCCACCCCGACCGGCGTTATCTCCGTCGTCGGGTTCGCAACGCCGTAAGGGGGCGCTGTGCCCCAAGACGTAGAGACTGCTAACCGTGAGACCCTCTGGGGAGGCCCTCAAGAAGAGGGCATCGTCCACATCTTGCGGCACCTCGTAGCGGAAGTAATCCCCGGCCTTGTTAAGTCGACTGAGAACCTTACTGCCCGCATCAAAGCTCTCGAGGATCGTGACGCGCTACGACTCGCTTCCGAGAAAGCTAAGGCGGTTCGCGATGCGGCATGGAATGACAAGTTCACGACGGCTGCTTGGACTTTTGGTAGTGGGATGGCTTTGCTCATTGCCCGCCAGCTTTACGTCATCGCCGACCCTTTTCTCTCCGCCCACGGCATCCACCTTCCGGGTTCACAGTAGTGCAAGTTCAAGACGTCGTCACCTCAGCGCGTAACCTCCTCAACGATCCCGCATCCGTAGGGCGCTACTCCAACACGCAGCTTATCTCCTGGCTTAATGACGCCGTCCAGGAGATGGTCCGCGACTGCGAGTTTCCGGTCTCGCGCCTGTACACCCAGACGATTGCGAACCAGCAAGAGTACGCGACGCCCGAACTCATCCTTGCACCCCAGCGGGTCTACCTCGCGGGGCAACTTCTTCCGCGCACGTCGATTGATCTCCTCGAGGGAAAGCAGACGCAGGACTTCGATCAGGGACTGAGTGGCGGATACGACGCCGTGACCCCGGTGCAAACGCCGGGGTCCGGTGGACCCCCAGGTACGGTTGGTATGTACTCACCGACCTGGAACGTCACCGCTCCGCAGACCTTCCCGATAGCGAACACCCAGGGGGCTCCGGGTCCCGGTGTTGGGATCTATCAGTACGGTCAGCGGCCGGTGTACTACTGGCGTGGCGGCTCCATCGGCATCGTGCCTGCCCCCGCAGGTGTCTACGACCTGGTAGTCGAGGGCGTCCGCGTCCCCTCCTCGTACGTGAATCTCACCGATGCCATGACGCTGCCCTCCAACTACCGCGCCGGGCTTGCCTGGAAGATCGTGGAGTACGCCTCGTTCTCCAACGACGGCGACCGGGCGGGTCAGCAGTTCGTAGCTGCAACCCAGAAGTACGAAGCCGTCGTGCGCAAGCTGCGCTCGGACCGCAAGCAGTTCGAGGGCGATTACCAGAACGGCCCGAAGCTCTTCACCTACCGCCGCAAGTACACGAAGGGCAACAATAAGGGCGGAGGCTGGGGTTACTGTGAGTAGCTGGGCCTTCAATGACTATGCCTTCAACGCCAACGTCTCCCTCCCCGCTAACGCAGCCCTCGGCATCTTCTCAGCAGCAAGTTACTCCACCTCCTACGGAACCGGCGGAGATGACACCGTTGCGATCCAGGCTGCTCTCAATGCTGCAGCAGCGGTCGGTGGCGTTGCGTTCCTGCCCCCACCCAGAGTTGGAAGCACCCTCAACGTAAGCTCGAGCCTCGTCATGGGCTCGGGCACGACTCTCGTCGGGGCTTCCCCCGGCGTGACGATCACGGTCGTGCCGGGATCCAACC